CGTGAGTGAAATCACCACTTGATTCATTTACGGTTAATTTAGCCATTATATTATATCTCCTTTAGTTAAGGGTTAGGTTACGTCTTGGATGACACCGTGTGCGCCAGGATGGTACACTCCGAGGGTCAATGCACAGTCAACGAATCCACGCTCACCGCCACCAAGATTTGGAAGGCGAGTTGATCCCATTGGGATAAGCTCGTGAATACCGTAGTATTCTGGGTTCACGATGTAACCAGAACCAGTAGCTGTGTTACCGCCAAAGCTTGGCGCGCAGTCAGGATTTTGGTTAACAATGGAGACAACACCATGATCGGACTCATAGAGGTCAACAGATAGCTTGATGCTACCGCTGTTGCCGTCGTAGTTCACTGTACGAACATTGTCCGTAGCAGAAGCACTTGTGCGAGCGAAGTCAGCAATAACTTGGCGTAGGCCAGTGTCAGCAACAAGCATAAGATTGTTTGCGGAACCAGTTACACGGAAGATAGAGCTGATGATGCCGTTAAGAGCTGATTCGCTGAATGCATTTGCATTAGCTTCAGCAGTTGTGTAGATGCTGTCAGCAGGTGTGCGGAATGCAGCAGGTACATCAGCAGGTCCAGCAGAATCAAGCCAGTCACCAAGTCCACGAAGTGCGTTGGCTGTGCCTGCACCGTTTTCTGTAGCTGAGTCTTGAGTTCCAGCAATAGTTGCTTCAACGTCGCGTTTTAGTTCACGGATAGCTTTGGCTTCAGCCTGAGCGATCTTAGCGGGACCAACAGAATCGACAGCTTCTTGCATATCGGAAACCATGTAGTCACGGCGGAACTTTTGAACACGATTGCCGAGGCGAGCGCGGCCAGCGAATTGATCAGTGAATGCAGTAACATCAGCACCTTCAGAGATACCAGCAGTGCTGGGAGCTGAAAGACTGTCAACGGTCCACTCAACATTAGTTGCAGTAGCACGTTCTTTGTTAGCAGAGGAAAGGATAGGAGTTTCTTCTGGAGCGAGGATAGTCAAGACATCAGTCAAGTCTTCGCGGTTAGAGACGCCCGATCCTGTATTAGTAGTATCGAATGTATTTGAGAATGACATTATATTTAATGATTAATTATTTATGAGTTAAGTTAACGGCGTGAAGCCATTTGTAGTTTTCTAAGTGCAGCGAAATCACGAGCGTTACCCGATTGATGGAATTGACTTTGCAAGTCCTTGATGGCCTTAGCAGTTCTTGACTGTGACTTATCCGATTTAGCGGAGCCAGTTGGCCCAGTTCTAGGAGGATTCATAGTCATACCTGATTTGCCCTGAGGCACCGCCTTGCGGCCATAGATGCTATTAGCAGCATGGGCAAAGAAGTAATCAAGTTGACCAGATATTTCAGGTGTCTCCTTCTTAACAATCTCCTTCAGTTTTTTAAACCTTGGATCAGATATTGTGGATTCGTATTGTCTCCTAGTATCATTGTCATCGCCACTTAGCCAAGATAGTTCATCCTTTGCCCTCTTATCAAATGCGGCTTCAAGTTGAGTCCCTTGCATTTGGGCTTCTACTTTACGCAATTGGTCAGGTAGGAATGTCTTACTTGCCTTCCTGGCTTGGAGTAGTGATCGTCTAACATCGGCCTTAGTTAACTCGCTTCCTTGTAATTCTGTTATTACATCGTCAGCGGCGTAGCCATCACTCTCAAATAATAAGTCCTCAGCCCATTCGATAATATTATCAACCTCCGCAGATTTACTCTGCAACTGTTCAATTGTTTCCAATGAACTGAACGGGTTGTTTTCTACTTTCTTTTGGGTATCAAGAGGGTTCTTCTTATCCTTGAGTTCTGCCTCAAGTACTGCTAGTCGCTCCTCTGCCGCTTTGCGTTTTGCCGTCAAAGCACCAAATCTAGCAACAGCCTTACTGCCTAGCTTTTCGGATAACTCCTGTAATTCCTCCTCGGACATGGTGTCCAAGTCAATCTGTGAAAGAACATCCTCGGAATCTAAATCAACCTCTGAGTTTTCTGATTCGGCTTCCTGAGTTTCCTCAATGACCTCCTCGGAGTTATCTTCATTTGATTCATCATCAATTGGTTTTGATTCTTCCTCAGCTTTTGGCTCAGAAGTCATCTCGCCCAATCTTCGATTTGCAAGATCCGTTACGGATATATTAGTATTGTCCACTGGTTTTGTGTCTGCCCCAGAGTCAGCAGTCGTTATTTCATCTGTCATAATAGCCACTCATTTACGCCGAGAGATTGCGATGTTTGGATTATAGCACAGGTGGTTACATCCTGTCCTTAAAAGTTGCTTGAAGTTTCTCCCAATCGCACATTTGGAGTATCTGGTCATATGTAATTATACGACCCGATATCTGTTGTATCCTGTCCGATGGAGCTTCGTGTAACTCCGAAATTGTTTCCTCCCTAAGGGAGTGAATTAAATCTATGAACCTAGCAAAGGATTCGTAGTTCTGAAGGGACTTTATGTCCTCCTGTATATTTACCATTACTTTGCTGGGGTTATTGCCAGGGAGTGCATCCTTGCGGATTCCCTTCTTCTGTCAGCGTGAGGAACTCCTGGTCTTAAAAAGATGTTCATTATATCGTCCGACAGTTTCATGGGGTCCTTTGATGTTTCAAATGATTTTCTAAGTTTCTCGGCATTGCCTGATCCTAAAACATCTTGGAGTCCGCCGTATATGTTTTCATAGGCATATCTTACCTGGGAGTCAACACCGTCGGTCAAGTTATTTTCATTAAGAAACTTTTTATAGAATGGTTTATGGAAGTCGAATTGAAACAATCCATAGCCATTACCGCCCTTTTGCTGTTGCTGGAAGTCAAATGTTCCTCCAGTCTCTACATCAATATTGCCGAGCATAGCTGAAATCAACGGAGCGTTGGATCCAAAGTATTTCTCTATTGCGGACCCAGCGTGTCGCATCTTAAGATCACGCATTGCCCTTTGACTTAATTGCTGCTCACGAGCTTTAGCAAATTGCATTGCGCTCTGATTTCCTAGACCAACATTTATTTTGTCCAGGGCGCGTTGATTTGGAGATCTTTCTAGCATTACATTTGTTGGGTATCAACTGAACCCATTTGTGCTGGGGCTGTTCCTAGTCTACCAATCTGAGCATTCTGAGCTTGTTGCATCTGGAATGTGTATTGACCAACGTATTTCTGCAATCGACCAGCAAATGCTTCATCGGTCGCCGCACGTTGTGCAATATCTGGTTGCTGAGTGTATTCCTGTATAACCTGTATAGCAATCTGCGCTCCCGCTGGTCTAGCTGGCATTTCGATACCAGCAAAGATTTTAGCCAAGTCATCTGTGACTTGTTTGACAACTTCTTCTTGAGCGCTTTCAACTGGCTGAAGAATAGCATCCGCCATTACTGGATCAACTGCACTGGCCGCAATATCTAAGAAACTATCCATGCTCATCCTGTTATTGGTATTGAACTGAGTGAGTTCCGCGAACTGCTTGAGTTTAGCCTGAACATTTTCTGGGTCCGTATTAAGGACATCGAAGTTAATTAATATATCAAAGTTCTCATCGGGGTTACCTTTGTTGAACACCTGTGCATCAGGTATACCAGTTACTCGGAAGAACACTTCATCTGGGCCGAATCTCTGGAAGCACTTGAATGACATCCTAAGAACCTCGGCTGTATGGCTAAGGAACTTGTCCACAAGGAACTGCTGGCGAACTGTACTCATCTGGGATTGCTCGTCCAGACCTACAAGTCGATCCGCAAGGTCCGTTAGATTAGTTTCCATCTCCAGGGATCCTTGATTGTATGAGGGGGTTGGAGCGAAGTCCAGATCACCCTTACGACGATATGGAATCATTCGACCTGGTCCCCAATCCGTAGGTGCCTGTCCTACTGGGTGAAGAATCGGGGGTAGGGTAGCTAGGCTGTTGCGATCAATCCTGGAATCCTTTTCGACCTTTACCTGGTTCTGTATACCGCGAAGAATATCGGGGATAGTCTGGGTATCGTATAGGCGCTTAGTATCCTCAGCTAATCTAGTTACCACGACTGGGTAGTCCTCGTATCCGTTAAGTAATTCAAACTTAGCGTAACCAGGGGCAATTTCATTACCGCTGAATTCCTTGTGAAATACTGTGCAGTAAATGCCTTCGGATCCATCCTCTTCGTCAATCAGTCTCTGGTATCCGTAAACTATTTCAATAAGCTCGTCCGCTTCGTATGCATTGTCAGTAAGGCTTATGCTGCGCCTACCCTCCTGTTCGCGCTCAATGCTATCAATATTGACGCCCCTGTATTTAGATATAATGTAATCAACGAAGTCCTCATCCCATCCATCAGTAGATACTTTTGTTTGTAACTCCTGTGCTGTGTAGTAAGTCTTCCAGAAGCAATAAGGCGCTCGCTGAGGATCGGTAACATATGGAGGAAAAAAGAAGTCGCCGTCGGGTGCCAGTGTTTTAACTTCGGGAGAATTCACTTGCCGCTTTACAATCGGTAGTTCAGTAACCCCGTTCTTTCTCAGTTCTTTCAGTGCCTTCTTAGCTCTTTTCTCTGTTACTCCATCAAATGTGTTTTGAAGAAGGAGTATTAACTCCTCGTCCGAATCCCCTGACTGTATAGCCATTGCGGCCTCTGGGCTTATTTCTGCAATCTGATTCAAATCAATCAGTTGTTTAAAGGTTCTGTCCTCCCTGTGCCACCCGACATATGTAATTAATATACCGCGCTCCAGCATATAGTTAGCGCCCAGTTCCATCTCTCTATAAAAACGAGGGATGTATCCTGAGCTAACCATCCACTTCAAGAAACCTGAGACCAACTTACTTCGTGCTATGTCACCGCTTTCTACGGGGAAGGCTCGTACGTTTGCCCTACGCAGTGAGGACATGAACAATGCTACTAGTCGAGTAATTCGCTCATCTATGATATGGCACTCAATGTCAGATGCTCCCTCCCAGGGAAATGCATCAGCTCCGTGCTTTCGGTGATCCCTGGATTTACCTGGCCAGAAGTTTCTTCGTTCGTCGTAAGACGTTCTGCATAAATCAAAATATGATTCAAGCTCAGTGACCGTTTGGTCGTATGCTAAATTTAGTGCCTTCACATCGGGTTCATCCGACAGGTAGGTTAATGCCTCAGAAATATTGTTACTTATCATTAAGTCGTTCTTTTAGGGATTGTAATAGTCTCCACCATTGCGCTTTAGAGACGCCTATTTTATCATACAGGTCTTCGTGGGACATAGGTACCTTTGTCTCGTGCTTGACGTAGCGTTTGAGTATCTCAAATGAAGCCAGTCTATCTGAGTTCTCCCTGCACCAATTATGGTCCAAAGTATTATCAACTTTGCTTTTTTTTGACATACCGATAACTTATACCCTTTATATCCTCAATGGCCTCAAAATCAATCATCTTGCCGATGAACCTACCTTGTAACCTTCGGGGGATCATTACTGGAACCTTTTTCCCTATATCCTTGTTGTATACAAAATTATACCTAGGATTCGGGCATTCCGCAATTACTTTGCCTATATAGTTCTTAGGGATTATCTCATCTATAAATAACCCTTCCTTTATTATCTCCTGGCCCTCTTCGGAGATCCAGGTGTTCTTACCCCTGCCAGTAATGTATTCCTCAGGGATCTTTTCCAGGACAATACCTATAGCCTCCTCAAAGGTTACTTCGTATTCATTTGATAGTGCAGTTAATTTTACCTTAGGCATTAGTACCCTCCTTTATGTTTCATGGTTGTTTCCATACTGTAGTCCGAGAAGTAGTCAGGACCCATTCCAGCATTGGACATTCTTAAATATCTTAATGCGTCAAAGAAGTCCTTTAGTGCTTCGTCCGATTTACCTGATGAGTTATAGCTAATAATTGATTCTATTAAATTTCCGCAATCCTTATGCACATAACACCTGGGTTGGTTCGCTTCGTCAATTTCGTAGTCATGGTTATAAAAGAACCATTCGTCCAGGGCCGTGGCACCTACGGCCTCCGTCTGGCCATCTGAGGGAATAAAGCTCATGCCGTGGTCATAGAAACTTGTAAAAAGGTCCACATTGTTCTCATTCTCTTTAGCAAAGAATCTGGAGTCCCCTATCCTCTCCATCACCTTTATACCCATGTCGTCCTCTATCTCGTGAAATAGCTCTACGTATTTCTCAACATCGTAGCCAACCTTCTTGGACGCTGGGCCGTATCTCCACTTCGGGTCCCCGAACAGCGCCCACTCTCCGTAAGTATCCCTGTCGGGCCATTCTTTTCTAATATATATATTCTCTGCCTCCGAAACACCCGCCCATATACTGACGTAGTTCCTGGCAAAGGCTGGGTCCACCACCTGATACCAGGTTAATGAATCCACGGGAGGGAAGGATATTCCGTATTTATTGGGTTCATCGGATAGAACATTCACCTCAGGGCTAAAGTTAGGTATCAATGAAGTCATTGACTTCGTGGGTAGACCGTAGGCGCGGACCATTATTGTGTCCTCACTGGAGTTCTTTAGGTCCTTGGCTATACGATCATAACCACCAAAGGGGTTCTCGTCCGAGTGCAGATAAACAATACCAGCATCTCGTTCAGGGCTGTATTGCTTTACTGGGACCGCTTTATCCAGCAGTTCAGCGTTCCTGGTCTCAAGCGTCTCCGCGCCCTTTAAGTATTCGGAAACGAAGGGCGTGTATCCATCAATAGGGGTAAAGCCTAGGATCATCTTGGAGTTCCTGGTAGCTAGGCGGAACCTAAGGGTATTAACAAGGGCCGCATCCCCTAGGTATTCGTCCAGCCATGCACCTATGTTCAGGCTATCAGCCTTCTTGAACCCGAACTCGAAACCCTCAAGGATGGTCTGGTTATTACTGAACTGCGTATAGGTCTTGAAGTCCACTCTAGTCCTAGTATCGGGGAAGATGAAACTAGAGCCAGTGAATCCATTCTGCATACTGAAGTTAATATAACCCTCAATACTCTTGGTCTTCTTCCTGAACTCCTTGGGCATCATCTCCCAGACCGCAGCCTGCTGCACCTTTACTGAGGTGTCCGCATTTTGGCTGAAGCACACAACGTGACCATCCTGGTTATTAGTAACGGCCTCCATTAGCATCTTAGCACAACCAGTGGTTTTACCACTTCTATTACCCCCGAAGGTTATGACTTCGTCGTAGTCCTGGATGGCGTCACGCATACGGTCCCACCCTGGTAGGTCAAAGCCGTGACGCAAGGGGTCCGTCTCCGCCGCCAGGATTCTACCCTCGTGAGCTTCGTGCAAAGAAGCTAGTAACTTGGGGTCCGCTTCACCTAATATAACAATCTCTTCGTCAGTAGGGGACTCCAGGATTGGGTGCTTTGTGAACTCAATAGTCATTCCTCTTCTTCCAGGTCATCGGGGTCAACGCCGAAGTCCCATTCAATCTCCAGGTTATCTTCCCGAACCTCGTATTGCATTTCGTTTATAAGCATCTTACCAGCTGGGAGATGGTTGTAGTCAAAGAATATTTCCCCCTCGGAGTTCATTACTATGAAGCAGTAGTTCTCAAAATGCTCTCCCAGGATTCCCCGAACCTGGTCGTAGATGGGGTCATAGCTATCATCTATGACTGACCTAGGCATCCTTTACCTCCGCATTGATTACCTTAGCCTTCTGGATTCTTTCCCTAGCTGCCTTAATGGTAGCCTCGTAGTCATCCTGGGTGAAGACCTTCCTGTCCTCGGTTATCTGTGTAGCCTCGCCCCGTGCAGTAAGCGCTTCTCTAGAAGCATTAGCCTTGGCTATGGATAGCTCCTTGAGATCCTTGAAACTTACTTCCATCTCTGGGTCATTCTCCATCCTGTCCCTGACCTTCTCAATGAGGTCCTCCTCTAGGCTGGAGAGGTTCAGATAGTTCTGGGCCGCGATCTTGCCCGACAGGTCCCTGAACTTACCGAGGTGGTCCGCGTAATCCGTGAGGACAGAAATAACCGTCCCCCGATCCATTCCGTATTTCTTTACGATCCTGGTCTGTGAACTGCCCGTGCTGTATAGGTAAAGTATCTCGGCCACCTTTTCGGGGTTATGCCGACTCAGGCTTCTAGCCTGGATGGCCTCCTTCTCCTTTACGATCTCCTGGATTGAATCCGAGATTTGACTAATTAACTCCTCCTTGGTGGGCATTACTAATCAATGAGAGGATATCGCGGATCCGTCAAGTTAATGAGCCATAGGTAAAAAAATATGTGACTACGGACTTGACAGGTCTTTTCATTGCCCTCTTCCTTAAGGAACACTCGTCCTTTATGTAAGTACTTTTGTAAAAAGTAGAGGGGGCCTTAAGACGAGAACCCAAAGGGAAGGGGACCTTAAGGAAGGAACCTTAAGGAGAGAACCTTAAGGATAGGGCCAGGAGGGGCGCCTTGAGAGGCACTTTTTTTTAAGCCCCGATT